GCATAGCCCAAGATCGTAACGGTTATCGCAACTTAGTTACGACATTACCCTTTCACAAGGGTAGCGACAGGACTATTCCTGCCGTGATGAATTGACACCAATTTATCCCAGATTTCCTCATCGAGGGGAAATCCATCGTCGAACTCGTTGTAGTCGACGTGGAGCATCGCACCTGGGTCCTCAATGGACTTGATGCTCCAAAAGCCGTTGTGCGACAACGGCTTGAGGAGGTTCTCGAACTCCTCATACCGACCAGTTAACCATATGGTCGGGTCGACAGCGTATACCTCATGCTCAATTTGAGGTCTCCACGCGTCGAGCTTGTGCTTCACAAGTTTGCACAAGCGCTGGTCCCTCGTGATTAAAGCGAGGTACTTGTCTCCTGCCAGTCCTCTATCTAAACAATGGAGGATGTAGGAGTCCGACTCAAAGAAAAGGTTGAGTCGCTTGGTGACCACATCTGGTAGTGGTCTCCCAGTGCGCACTGTTTCTAGGATCTCCCCTAGATGTGCGTCACGAAGGTCAACGTTCTCGTTGACCCATTGTTCGAAGAGTTTCTTCGAACTCACTGAGCTCAATCTGTGCTCAGTCCAATCCCACGACAGGTTCATGGGGTTGAGTCGGGTTATCTTTGTCGTATCGACAAAGTAACCCCACGAATCCTGGAATTTAAATCCAGGGTTCTTCCAGACGTCGAGAAACACGTCTAGATCAACGGTCGGTTCTGAATGACCGGCCCTTGCGTATTCCCTGTCTATCGAGAATACGGGCTCAACGGGGTCCTCCCCGTTGAGCAGGGACTGGTAGTAGAGCCCCTTTGCCAGGTCGAAGAAAACGGCCTGGGGGTCCTTCACAGTACTGTGCTTGAAGGACGTCAGCAAAGCCTTTGTGTTTGCTGTTGCCTCCAGAATGGATTCTGGAGGGAGTAACTTCTTAAGACCTTCAATCTTAGGAAGATACAAGTGGTGTTTATTCACCACCTTGTCCAAGCGTTCGGAACGAACGAACTTGTGACTGAATCTCTGGTTTAAGAGATCCGAGAGACGGAAGTACGTCTCCCGCGGGGAGCGCGATTTATCATCAATGGCTCTCCGCATGAACCTCCCACTTGGTGGGAAGGCCCCATCACCCCCAATCTCAATGGGGGTGTACGGACTTAATGTGTCCGGTTCCTGCGGCACCAGTAGGTGCTGCAGGAGCCCGGCGGTATCGAAATACCTCCGGGCGAGGGTGCCCTGTGTTGAGTGCACCCACCTCGTCTCCTTCCCTAGGAGCGAGAACCTACCTATGTTCGTCATAGAGTAGGCATCTACCTCAGATGGCTCAGGCAGCAAAAGCCTGAGTCTGGGGTAGTCCAGGTAGTCCAACTCCTGGCCCCTCCTCATGCGGACATGGGGGGTGTCTTGTACCTTTTGAGGCACAAGCGTGCCTTCTTCACAGTAGAAGGCCATCTTGCTACTTATGAAAGTATCAAGCTCGGAGACCTTGAAGATCTTCGAGAGGTTCCGGAGGTGACCCTCCAGAGCCTTCTTGCGCGTGTGCAGCGCAATCTCATCGTCACCAACTAAGGTGTAGACGGTGAGCCCACTCAGTTCACAACAATACTGGTGGGAGAGGGTAAGGATGACCTTCGTCATCATATCCCCCATTAGCCAACCACGATTGGCTATCACGAGTTCGTATTCACCGAACCCGTTCGGCAAGAAGCAAAACCTCTTGCTGTTGTACTTGCTCTTGGCAAGTACGGCCAACCCCAGGGGAAAATCGGGGTTGTCAGACGCTTCAATAAGCGCCTGCCAGATTGCTCGGGAGACCGTACGGTTCCCCCAATCTGTTGCTTCCGACAAATCTGTCGAAAGTGAATAGACGGTATCGCCTATTAGCTCCTCCCACTGTTTGTTTTGTGGGTTGAGGACATCTGTGAGGAACCTCCACAGATGACGGTCGGCCTTGAGTCCCGATTTTATGGATCGGGCTCGTAGCGCCGGCTGGAAGGTGTGTGCAAACACACCCATGATCACCTGGTACGCGTAAGGCGCCACTGTGATCGTCCGAGCCTTCGACGGCTCGGCCACTGCATGAACACGTACACACGACGTGTACGTCGGCGAGTGGAGCAACTGGTAAATCGCCCAGTTGACCAGGTCCTTTGCAGACCTGATGGGGCGGGGCTCTATGAGCTCCTCCTCCAGCGTGCGGAAGTTGTACACCGCACGAAGGGAGCGGGTCCTCGCAAGTTTTGACACCTGTGAGGTCTTCCCTCCCTGTGCCCGAGTCATCTCGAGGCACGCCGTGGTCCCAACAGAGACCTTGGCAGTCGTCCCATCAACGCCAAGCGCGGGACGACAGACCCTTCGGATCACCTCAGGGTCCAGTTCAACGTGAGGAGACTCCTCTTGAACTGTTGCTTTGAATTTCTCAAAGCTCTGGCGGATCATCACTGCATCCGCCATTCCCGTGGCGCGCGTTTGGCACCACAGGAGGACAAACCGACCCATGTCGGCTGGTCCGGAGAACTCGCAATTGGCAAAGGCCTTCTTTGCGGCTCTCCAGTACGGGGTCATAAACCCCGGACACTCCACGTGATCTAAATCAAAGTGGAGAGCGAATGACTTTCTCA